GATATGTAATAATATTTATTAAGTGAATAATATAATTAATATATTTAACAAAATTATATGGCTTTTTACATGCCGAAGATCAGATTGCAATACCACCTGCCACAGTGATATAATCATCATCATCAGCTTCGTCAAACAGATGACCAGTACAAGCTTGTACCGTATACCGTATGCCGTCCGCACCATGAGCCCATTGGTTACGCTTTGGTTCATCTCGCCATACTTCCAGAAGTGGATTCCACGTTTTGGTATAATTGAGGCAACATTGTTCGAGGTATGTACACTCATCAGCAATCCACATATATTCAAAGGCTTCTCTGACCTCTTCAATACCGTGATGTTTTGAAAGCTTCTCTAAGATTGTGGTGTTCCGTACACCAAGGTCATTCAGTATCTCTTCTCTAGTCTTATTGTCTTCTGAAGTCAGATCAGTAACGCCCATGTCATGAGGCAGATACCAGTGTACTACATTCCAACCAGTCTCTTCGCAGACATCTGCTACATAATTAACATAGTGACCTAACCATTCTCCTGTGTTATAATATTCAGCAATGATCCTGAGCTGGCCACGCCACACTTGGAAGAATACCAATACCATATAATCAGAGCGACCTGCATCTATGGCAATATAGACGTCCAGCGCCGGATCGTATAGATCAGCATAGGATAAGCGTTGCTTCCGCCGGACGATAATCTTTAGGTAACGCTTAGCCCAATACGTACCGTCCATAGCTGCTGTAAATGCCTCTTCTGGCGTCGCTGGATACTCTTGATGGATATCACCTTCTAGTTCTCTATGTTGGGCAACCCAGAAGTTACGCTGTTCCTTAGTAAGTGTAACCTTTAGTTCTATCTCTAAGCGGTCAAAGTAATCCAGCTCGTCATCATCAGGGAACTGTTCTTCCCATTCCACACAGTCGGGATCATCAATCCAGGAGAGGAAGACGGGTAAGAAGTCCTTACCCGCTAATCGACCCGCCATGTACTGCTTAACTGATGCATCCCACATGTACTTAAACATATTGACGCCTTCAGCTGTACTCTCAATAACACCAGTATTCCCTGGTGCTAACGCTTGTAAGGTTCCGGTCTTCGTCTCTTTAGCTCGTTCTGGAAATTTATTGGCGATTTTGCCAAGCTCAGATATGTGTAGCCTTTGAAGAGTTGAAGACCGGAAGCTAGTCCGTATAAACATGGTTGAATTATTGTTAAGAGTGAACTCAGAGGAGTTGTTCTTGACAACCTTTAGGTTGAAGAAGTCTTTCACTCCTGGCTCTAAGGTATCCCAAGTGTGTTTTAGCCTCTCTAACAGCGTTCCAGCTTCATCTTTACCTTGTGCCATCAGTCCACAGTTGTAATTACTGAGTGTTATTAGGTCATCAAAGAACGATATAAGCCAGAATGTGCTGATTCCTTGCTGTCTAGATTTCAGGATGATAAGCCTTGGATGCTCAAGACTCTTGGCATACACTCTAAACTGAGCGTAATTCATCCTGAAAGGGATAGGATCACCGATTTTGTCGATGATATTGTAAAGGTTGTTCATTCTCCACAACTTAGAAGGTAAATAACGTGTTACAAGCTCTTCAAAGTCACGAGGTTTGGAGTTCATGATCTTCCACAGCTCTAGATCGCCGGGAAATAACTCTTGGAACTGTTCAAATTCTAGTAACATTAGTTTCTCAAGTATTTCTCAAATGATGTGGCGGGCAAAGCTCCTATTCCACTAGTTCTTTCACCAGCAAATGCGTTCTGGAGCTCACATAGGGCCTTAGCTAGGGACATAATGGTATCTGCGCTTGTTGCGACTGTTGCAACGGAGGTAATCTTGTTAGCTAGTGCTGAACCAGCTTGTTGTAACTCTTGATTTAACAGGGAACCACCATCAATACGCTTAGATAGGTCTTCCACTTCACCTTCTACTTCTTTTCCTATATCAAAGGCTTCTATTGCTGGCTTTAGTTGCTTGGAAACACTTTCTAAGAGGATACCTAATGCAGCTTTATCTAACTGGAAAAGCTCTAGTATTTTATCTCTTTCCTCAGCTGCAAGTAACTCCTTTCTAAGTTTTAATGTCGCAGCATAAGAAATACCCATTACATCAGCTGTATCAGCTGGTTTCTTCCCATTCTTTAGGTGTGCTAGTGCGAGTAAGCGTGTTTGTTCATCCATCGTCTTTCTCTACTTTCTCTACTTTCTTAGCGTAATCTTTAAGTGCTTGTAGAACTACCCAACTGAAGTTAGCTCTACCTTTCTTACGCTCATTGATCTTTAACGCCTGAACGAATAGCGTATCGGCCTCCGTTTTAGTAGAGAATGAATGTGATTGTGCTGGCATTACGTCACCTCGTTTGATGAAAAATAACATTTTACATGCTTATTATATAATGATATAATTGACATGTAAAATGTTATTTTACGTGAAACGTATTCCCTACTATCAAGGACACTAAAATGAGCGAATTTAAAGAGAAAGTAAACGAATTAGTCGGACAGATGACCCAGGACGATACAGGCAAGTGGGTATTACCAGAAGAAGTAGCTAAAGATTTAGATGAGCCTACTGCTTTTGCTGTAACTGCAGAGCGTCGGGTCAGAGATACACAAGGTGCTTTTACTAAAGCCCAACAAACTGCAAAGAAGAATGAGGCTATTGCAAAAGGTCTTCAGGACAAGATACTAGAGTCTGAAGTTGTGTTAACTAAAGAACAGAAGTTTGAACTCAATGAACTCAAGAAAACAGACCCCGAAGCGTGGCGTGCAAAACTCAATGAGTATGAGACAACCGCTAAAACCAATCTCTCCACTGAATTGGAAGAGATTAGGACTAAGAGTTCAAACAAAGGCGAACTCGAGATTAGGCAAGATCAGATGGCTGCCTTCTCTGAAGAGACAGGAATTACCCTTACCGATGAAGTTATCGCAAATGACTTACCGCCTCGCTTCCTCAAAGAATTGGAGAAAGGTGAAATCACATTCGAAACATTTCTAACTAAGGCTGGTAATTACATTAAAGCTGAGAAGAAGATCTTAGGTGCAGATGAGAGTACTGATGACGATACTAAAGATCTTGGTGATGTAGCTGGTGGACAAGAGCCAGATACACAAGCTCAGAAAGGTGATTTTAATGAAACTTATGAGAAGACTTTATTCTGAATATAATTAATATTATTGGTCAATTTGTGTTATAATATGTTTGTAGTAATAGGTATTCCTCATCTGAGTCACCTGCAGCTATAGTGAACAAGAATCGCTATACCGCAGGTACTCCGGCGATCTTGTTAGCACAGAACCCTACTTTTAATGCTAATGAGGATTTAACATGACAACAGCAGTACTTCCACTGTCGTCAGATCTCAAGCGACAAAGGTGGATGCGTGAGGGCATGATCCAAGCTGCATCTAAGTCTTTCTGGTCTCCTTTGACCGGAAGTACTAAAGATGGAGTTGTGTATCAGGTCAACAACACGTCCGCTAAAGAAGGTCACACCGTAGTTTTTGACTATTCTGGCAATATCTCAGGTAAAGCTAAGAAAGGTAAAGAAACTGCATATGGTGAAGGTGAGGCCAAGCGCAAGTTTTCTGATAAGGTCACAGTTGAACGCTACCGTCTGGTAGTTGACAATGGTGATGAATTCGACGCTGTCGATATTGGCGATCTTAAGATCAGCCAACACAGCGATTCCCGATCAAAACTCTCTGACCTTTTCATTCGTTGGAAAGACCAAGCCATCTTCGATGCTGCTCAGGGACTTTTGGTTACCAATCAGGGTCAGCAAGCTCCTTCTCATACTATCGATTTGGGAACAACGTTCACTTTCGATACATTGACGGATATTGAAACAACCCTGAAAACCTCTAACGGTTTCACGACTGGTGGTGTAAGGCGTCCTCTGGATGTTTATAAGACCCAAGACGGTGAACCTTGTTGGTTGTTTGTTATTGATGCTGCTATGGCTGCTCTGCTCCGTAAGGACACAGCTGGTTATCAGACAATGATGTCTCGTGCTGATGTACGCGGTAGCAATAACCGACTGATTAAGGGCGTTATTGGCAAGATTGGTTCTATGATTATTGTCGTAGCTGAGCAGTTCTTCGGTGCTACAGATGGTGCTACCCTCGGGTGGGGCCTAAATAGCTCTGAAGTTGAAATGTCCGGTTTACGTCAGTATGATGGTGCTGATCCGGCTACCGCCCTTTGGACTGGTCAAGAAGGCTTTGACTATGCATCCGCGAATCTCCATTCACGTGGACTCATTCTCGGTTCTAGCGCATTGCAGCTTGCCTTTGGTAAGCATCCTGACTATAAATGGCAACCTTCTGAAGATTTCGCTATCACTTCCGAGTCCGCTCTGGAAGTTTGGTGTGAGACTCAGAAAACTGTATTGAAAGCAGAAAGCGACGAATATAAAGCAGCCAAAGTTTCTGGTATGGATTATGGCGTCGTTACTGTTGATCTGCAGATTGGCGCATAAGGAGATATGAAATGACTGATATTTCCAGAACTAATGGTATGCATAAGAAGAGAGACGTAAGTGTTACGGTTCTTGAAATGGATGCTATCAATATGGCCGCTGCTGATACGTATGAAGTTGCAGTACTTCCTAAGAATGCTTTGATCACGGCTTGCGCTTTGGTTACTATCATTCCTTTTGATGGTACTCTACCTACAGTCGCAGTGGGTTTCCAAGGTGGTACAGGCGCAGAGCTGATTGCAGCTACTGCTATTGACAGTGCAGCAGATACTGTTGTGGCTGGCAATGGCGACATTAGCCGTCAGACTGGTCCGGTAATCACCGCAACCAAAGTTGGTACAAGTACAGTTGGTAAAGCTGTGTTCACTATTGAGTACATTGAGTACGAACAGTGCACCGGCGAATTGACTAACTTCGTTCCAGCCGCGTAAAGTAACCTGGTAGTAATCACCTGCCCTTTCCACTAGGAGAGGGCGGGTTTTTAAGGATGAGGAAGTAAGAAATGAAAAAGCCAGTAAAGAAGAAAGTCCCAGTTAAGAAAACTCTTAAACCAACTAAGTCGCCTCGTGATAAACACAGAGGTCGGTAATGAAAGAGCGTAAATTCAGACCTAAGGTCCGGATGAAGGACGATCGTAAGGTCGAAAAGATTCAGAAGGCCATTCCTGGTGTACGTGTGTATTCTAGTCCTCTTTCAAGGGCTGTTGCTAGAGAGAAGCAGAAAGCGCGTATCAAGAAGTTCAATAGCTCTCACAAAGACTATAAGCCTCCTAATCATGGTAAGAGGAAGAAATAATGGCTACTCGCATTGAAGAGATCTTCAACTTAGCTAGAGACACTCTTAATGACCATAAAAAGGAGCGATACTCAGACGATACGCTAATGCGTAATTTACGTCTTGGTATAGCTGATATTGCTAAACAATCAGGACTGTTTAAAGACAGAGTGGTTGTGCCGTTAATAAACGGTCGAGACATTTACAAACTACCAGATGGGTTACTAACAGTATCCCATTGTACGTTTAACCAAGAGACTTTACCTCTTGTGACAAGTGGCTGGATGGATAAAAACTATCATTCACAATGGCGTCAAGATACGGTAGAGCTCAATTTAGCAATTGAACAAGGTTTGCTTGAGCAGGCTATTTTCGATGAAGTTAAACGTAAGCAGATGGGTGTATATCCTAGACCATTTGGTGATATGATGGTCTGGTACACATCTGTACCGAATGAATATGGTTTAGTAGGTGGTATGGATGAATATACTCAACCATCTTCTTATGGCGTAATTGCTGAATTAATTGATTCAGACTTCGCTGAAGAATTACAAGACTCAGCTTATGGCGTAGTTACAGCCATTGTTGAACAAGGGTCACTAACAGTATACTTTACTGAGTGTCCACCTTTACCAGATGACATAGACGATGAAATGCAGTTAGATAGTTGTTTTGATACGGCTCTCAAGTTCTATATTTGTGGCATCTGCTTGCGTAATGATACAGACGCACAAAATCGTCAATTAGCTTCAGAAGAATTCACATTATACGAGCGTGAACTGGAAGCAATCATAGAACTAGCACATACAGATTCTGTAGACGCACCATGGTTCGAATCACACTACAATCCAATGGGATAATGCAATGACTTCTAGGACAATTAATCGATCACTTATTATTCACGAAGATTTAGCACTTGGTGCTGGTCAAGTACTTCAAACTCGTGGTGAAGTAACCCTTTCTGAACAAAAGATAGAGCTTGATTTCATTTTTAGAGACATTAATGAAATCAGGTCCTTAGATGTACTTAGATATACACGTGCATCATTGCATGTTGATGCAAATGCACTGATTCATTATGTATATGATCCAACTAGTGCTGCTA